GACCATGATCAGGCGCGACATGCGCGTCAGCAGGCGCGTCTGCACCACCGGCAGCGTCGGCTCGGGGACGACGACGGGAACGACCGCGGTGACCTCGTCGGTGTCGCTGACGCCGACCGCGTTAGTCGCCACGACGACGAAGCGCGTGGTGGTGAAGATGTTCTCGGTCCACGGCAACGTCACCACGCGGTTGTTGAGCGTGATCGTCGTCGCGTCGGTCACCGTCGCGCTGATACGTGTGGCGCCCCCGCCCGCGGGCAGCGGGTTGGGATCGCAGCGCAGGTCGGTGATGGTCGGCGCGGGAGGGGCCGCAGCCACATCGACCGACAGCGTCACGCTGGTCGTACCGCCCGGGCCCACCGCGCGCAACACCAACTGCGTGTCGACCGTCACAGTGAACGGCGGCGTCGGCAACGTGACCGGAGCATCGTTCAAGAACACCGCGTCGGCATACCGGACCGCGGCGTCAACCACCACCGGCCCACCGCCGTAGGGCAGCGCGCTCGGCGTCACCGTGGCGCTATTGATCTCGGGCGGCGGGTAGACCGACAGCGCCTGCGCGACCGCGAGCGAGGACTCGATGGCGGCGATGACATCGACCTTGTTGCTCATACCCAGCCCCGCCACAGCGCGATCACGACCAGCATCACTGTGAAGAGCACCGCCCCCCACATCAGCACGCCCGCACCCATGATCTGCTCCTGCGCGTGGAAGTCGTCGTCGTCGTAGTCGAGCTGGGTCATCACGTCCCTTTCAGCTTACGAATGCGGAGCGCCGCGTAGTACTTGCTCTCGAACACGACCGACTCGACCTCGCGAGCAGCCTCCTCCAGCGTCTCCCCGCGCACGAGGTCGCGTAGCAACTGAGCGAATATCTCCAGCGGCACGCCGCCGACGCAGTGACACTGCGCGCACGCCTTCTTCCAAAGCTCATCGACGCGCGAGGACATCTCACTTCATCGACGCGAGCACGCCCTGTAGGAACTCCTTGCCGCTGACCACGACCGTCGCGCCGGGAGCGAGCGCGTCCTGCGCGCCGTCCAACTTGCCAGCGACAGCGATCAGGTTACGACGGGTTTGCATCCTCCCGATCTGCGCGTTGAGCGCCCGGCGCTTCTCGCGGATGGCGTCGATCTGTGCGCCCAACTTCTGGTTCATCGCCACGCCCTCGGCGATCATCTTGTCGAGTTCCGCCGCCTCGGCGACGAGCTTGTCTTCGGCCATATCGATTCCTTTAGTTCGCGATGCGCGTGGTGTCGGCGTTCGCCGTGAACGTGCCGTTGGTGGTGCTGACGTTGCCGCCGAAATCGTTGAGGAAGCACAACTCGTCGGCGGTCGACGCGCCCCCGCGCGACTTGTAAGTGACGCTGCCCGCGGCGGTGATGGTCGAGGACGACCACGTCGACACGCCCCACGTCAAATCCTGACGGTTGTTGCCCGTGTCGATGGCGGGGACCGTCGCGGTGAGGGCCGCGCCGCCGGTGGCGTAGTTGCCCGTCGCGGCGTGCTCGTTGGTCACGTCGCTGCGCTTGGCCCACGAATCCTTGAACGTCTCGATCGCTGGCACCGCAGTGACGAGCATCCGCTTGAACGTGTCGGTGTCGACGTCGATGTTGCCCTTGGCAAGATCGTTCCAGAAGCTATTGGGGATGCCGGAAGCCATCTTCTACTCCTTCGAGTTACGATCCCCGAGCCTGGAGGCCCGCCTGGATCTTTTGGTTTGAGGACATCTTCGACGTGTCGAGACCGCCGACGACACGTGATCCGGGCGCCCCAGACCCCTGACTGCCAGGGAACAGGTGTGGAGCGGATTTCTTCAGGTTGGCGACCCAGTCCAGTACGGGCATCGGGGTCATCCCGTCCTTGCCGTACACGACCGAACCGCGCTCGTCGTGAGGGGTGGCCACACCGTTCACCATCTTGAACGCCGCCTTAGCGCGCAGCAGGATGTCGTCGATGGCCGGACCCGTCACGCCCGACTTGGCCGCCGCATCACGCACCACGTTGTCGACCAGGAGCACCTCGAGCTGGGAGCGAGCCGTGCCGAGCTCCGTGCTAAGGGTCTTGATCTGCCCCTCGAACTCGCCGCGCATCGTGGTGACCCGCTCCTCGAGGAGCTTGTCGACCTCGGCGTTCGACTTGCCGGTGAGCTTGCCCTTCGACTCCAAGTCGACCAGGGCGCGATACTTGTCCGGATCCACGTCCTTGAACCGCTCCAGCTGCTTGGAGAGCGTGATATTGTTCGAGCGGAACTCGTCGAGCTTCTCCTTCGCCACCACGCCGTCCACCTGCAGGTAGAACGCGTTATCGGCAGAGTTCAGGGTGTACAGCGGCCGGAGGTTTTCGGTGACCGCATCGAGCTTTTCAACCTTAAACGGAAGCATTTTCAGACTCCTGGTGATTTATTGGACATCGCTTTCGCCTTCTGCGCCGCTATGGCCTCTGTCCGGGCCTTTTCAACCGATGCTATCTCCTCGTCGTCCTCGCGATCGACGGGGATTATGTCGCCGCGACGCATGTTGAACACCAGCGTCTCGGCGGAGATGCCGCCCTCGAGGTAGGACTTGACCAGGTCGACCAGGTCGTTCGCCGGCATCCTCGTCTCGAGGAACTCCTTGTTCAGGAGGATCGTGACCTCGTCGGGATCCTCGCCCCTCATCAGGGCGACGTTCCTGTACGCCTGCGTCAGGCCGGCCTCCGTGGCGCGAACGACCATCGCCAGGGACGCCGTCTCAGACGCGTACCTGAGCCTGACTGTGTCCGCGGCCTCTGAACCGCGCTTGGAGTTGTCCAGGAGCCTCGCCGAGAGGCTCGCCAGCTGCCCCTGCTTCTCCTGGAGGGCCTTCTCGAGCGACTGGAGCCCCTGACCCGTAAATTCGAGGTACTGGGCCCTAGCGTTCGAGTCGGGGAGGATCCAGGCTGTCTGACTGCCGACCCGGAGCTCCGATGTGGCCTCCGCTCCCGACACGACCGGCGTCGGGAGCGCCGTGAAGTGCCGGCCGTGCTCCAGGTCCGCCGATGTGCGATAGTGGGACAGGTTTATGTCCACGATATCGAGCATCGGCGCCTTGTGCATCTCGAAGCTCACACCGTAGGGCGTTATCGGCGTGAACGGGATCCAGTTCATCGGCCGACCCTCGATGGTCGGGACCGTCGACGACAGGACGTTCCTCTTATCGTCGAAGACCGTGACCGAGTACAGCTCGCCGTTCAGGGACAGTTCGCGATACTGGGTGACCGCCACCTTCTCGTAGCGATCCTTGGGGTCCGGCACCAGGACGGCCTCCCTCAGCACAACCATCGTCGGCGCCCCGAGCTGGTCCGTCTCCCAGTTAATGATCGACTCGGCGTTGTACGTCGTCAGGTACGGGTCACCGCCGTCTCTCGGCATGTCGGCCAGCACGCCGACCCTCGCCATCAGGAGGTTCTCGGATAGGGACTTCGCCAGGACCTCGTAGAACTGGATCCCGCTCTCGTCCTTGTAGTACCCGGACATCGAATCCGGCATCTTCACGATCGGGGATCGCACCATCGCCATGCCGACCAGCGCGGACACCGTCTTGTTAGTGATCGAGAAGAACAGCGCCCGGTCCCGGTACGCGTTATACTCGTCCATCGTCTGCTTGGTCAGGGCCGGCAGGTACCTCACGCCCTTCGACTTCACGGCGTCCTGCCCGTCGTAGGCGTCGCGACACCGCTCCCACTTACTCACAAAATCCGTATAGTTCGGATGCAGGCTATCGATCGGCATGTCAGAACCCCACGACCTTCGCCAGCTTGGCGGAGTGGGTCGCCTTTAGCACGCGGTACCTGATCACGTCCCAGAGGTGGTCCTCCCCGGCCGTGTCGATGTCCTCCTCGTCCTTATCGTCCCGCTCGAGGTTCGGCACCGTGCGGATGGTGTGATAGCACGTGTTGAACACGTAGTACCCCGGCTGGTCCACGCCCTTCCGGGCGGCGTCCAGGCGCTGTCTCATGACCGCGCACCCGAGCACCCGGCTCCCCGGCGACTTATCCGCCTTCGTGAACGTGATCCCCTCCTTCGCCATGTCGTCCGCGATCGACGGGTGGCCCGGCACCTTGGAGAATATCGAGTTATCCGCCGGACCGCTCATCGCCCGGCCGAACAGGCCCTCGTCCACCTCCGTCATCCTGATCCGGCGCGCCTGCTCGCGCGCCGCCAGCCTGAGCCCCTCGTGCCTCTTGTTCGCCAGGTACAGCTCGGCGCACTGCACGATCGTCCCCCTCGGGAACCATATCGCCCGGCCGTCCCCGGTGACGTGCTCCTCGCCGTCGCTCTCCGCGAACCAGCATGCTGCGGCCGGCGCGGACGACCCGTAGTCGTACCCCCTATCGACCTTCCACGTGTGCGGGATCTCGAACGGCTCGATCACGTGGAACTTCGGCTCCCAGACGTCGCTGAACATGCCGCCGCTGATGAGCCCCCAGTCCCCGTTCAGCATCGCCTCGACCAGGGCGCCGGACCCGAGGCCCTTGACGCGCTGGGCGTACTCCGGGTCGTTCTGCAGGAGCACCTTGTTATCGTGCAATTTCGCCCCGACGTACTCCCGGAGCATCCCGCCCTCGTCCTCGGGCGCCCGGAACGTGTTCCCCTGCCCGTGGTCGACCCACCCGGACTTGAAAAAGTGATGCCCCACGCCCCCGGGGTTCGCCGTGTACAGTATCCGCGGGAACAGCCCCCTCCACTTATCCGGCACCTTCAGGGAGCCGAGCCGGACGCGAGATCGGAGGAACCTGACCATATCCGGGGTGAAGTGCGTCGCCTCGTCGATGCAGAGGAGCCCGATCTGCGCCCCCTGGTGCTGGTATATGTCGCTCTCGTACTGCGAGTGCGCCAGCTGGATCCTGGAGCCGTTCCAGAAGTTGAACGAGTTATCGCTCTTGCTGTACGTGACGTCCCCGGAGTCCAGGAGCGAGTGCAGCATCTCGAGGTAGCCGCCCGGCGTATATATGTGATTCGCCAGGACCTCCTTGAACGTCCTCCGGAACAGGTACGTGATCAGCCCCGGGATCTCCGCGCTGAAAACGATCGAG